GGTTTCGGTGGTGCAGGTGATCCAATCCAAGGCAACCCAACTACGGGCGGTGGATGGACACAATTGACTAGCTTAACTTCAAGTAACATTGATGATGCTATCACCAAAATTTACAGCTCACTTCCTGCGGGATTGTTGGGACGTTCTGACTTGTTCTTGGCTATGGGTACTGATACATTCAGAACTTACCGTTCTTGGTTGGTATCTGCTAACTTGTACCACTACAACGCGAACGAAGCTGCCAGCCTTGAAATCCTTGACCCTATCTCAGGCATCAGGATTTACGGTCTTCCTGGTATGGATGGCACTAATAAGATTGTTTGCTCATATTGGGCTAACTTCTTCCTTGGTACTGACATGATGAATGAGGAAGAGCAGTTCAAGTTTTGGTATAGCGAAGATGACGACATCGTTAAATTCAAAGCCAACTTCAAGTATGGTTGCCAAATCGCATTCCCTGACCAAGTTGTTTATTTCGTAATCTAAATATAAGTTTAACCAAAAATAAAGGGCGGGTTCTTATGCCCGCCTTTTTTATAAAACACTAAAACAATGGCTTGTCTATTAACCCAAGGCTTCACCCTCGATTGCAAAGACCAAACGGGCGGTATTAAATCAATTTATTTGGTAGAGTTTAACTCTTCCGACACCGTGACTAAATCTAGCGGAGAAATCAGCGCACACACTTTGACGGGTGGACGTGCTTATTTCAAATACGAATTAGAAAAGGAAACGGCTACTTCTACATGGCGTACTATTCCAAGTACTGAAAACGGCACTACTTACTATGAGGCAGACTTGACCGTAAGACTGCACAAACTTTCAACCGCTAAACGCAACGAAATTAAACTTTTGTCTCAGGCGCGTTTGAGGTGTATCGTATTGGACACGGATGGTAACTATTGGCTGTATGGTGCTGATTATGGCATCCAGTTGCAACAATCAGAAATCCAATTCGGTCAGGCGTTTGCAGACTTCAAGGGCGCGGTTTTGAATTTCTTGCACAAAGAAACAGACCTACCCGCAAAAGTTCAATCGGGCGTTGTAACGTCACTATCATTATCTTAATTAGGAACAATTAATAAAAAAGCCTTGCAGAAATGTGAGGCTTTTTTATTTAGCGGGTTTTTGTGATTTTGTACATTTATTATTATGGTGATAATAAGCAAAGGGGCAAGCAACACTTTAATAGTAACCGTTACGGAAAAGGTCACTATTACTAACCCCTTTTTTCTTATTCATTTTAAGGACATGGTTACAAGTCAGCAAACTTCTTTTATTATCACAAACACGTCCACGCATACAGAAAGATATGATGAGTTTACTTTTACAGAAGGCTCAAACAGCGCAAAGACTTTAAATGTCGGGGAATACGTATACACGATATACGCGCAGACATCCAACAACAACACTAACATAGCCAACGCAGACGAGGAAGTAGAAAGAGGAATAGCCATGGTTCGCCATACAGAAAATATTTTCCCTTCTAACACTATAACCACAACCTATAAACAAAATGTTATCAGCTAAAAGTATAGACTTCCTGACATTTGCGGAAAACAAGATGCCTCAGTTTAAAGAACTGAAATCGAAAGGCATAGTAGAATTTGGAGAAAAAAACGCATTCCCTGAGCAACTGATTTACTTAATAAACAAGTCAGCAACTCACAATTCAATCGTTCAGCAAAAAGTATTGTACATTATTGGCGAAGGCGTTAAAGGCGTTCCTCAGGAGAAAATAGACCAATGGAATAAATACGATACCTTCCAAGAGTTTAGATACAAAATAACCCATGATGTTAAGGTTTTTGGGGGATTTGCGGTTGAGGTACTATATAATCGTGCGGGTGTGCCTTCATATTATCACATTGACGTGAGCAAGATTCGCACATTAGACCACTCTCAGTACTTTTATGCAGAGGATTGGAGCAAGGCAAAGGAAGCGGACATCACTAATTACCCCGCTTATAATCCAAACCTTGCCAAGCCAATGACTAAGCAGCTTTATTACTATCGTGAATACAGAGCAGGTTTAGACGTTTACCCTTTGCCTGAATACTACCCCGCTTTAAATTACATTGACATTGACGCTAGAATTAGCAACTTCCACCAAAACAATATCGCGAGTGGATTTAGTGCGGGGCACATCTTACAACTATTCAAAGGCGAACCAACGCCAGAAGAAGCACGTTTATTTAAACGTAAGCTAAAAGAATACCACCAAGGGGATTCAAACGCAGGTTCGGTAATGTTAGTTTACAACGAGAAAAACGAACCCGCAGCGGAATTGACACCTTTAATGAGTAGCGGGCTTGACACGATGTTTATTGAATTAAGCAAGGCGGTTGAATCCAATATTTTTATTGCGCACCAAGTTGTTTCGCCTATGCTTTTGGGCGTAAAGGAAGAAGGACAACTAGGGGGAAGGAATGAATTAGCAGTTGCCTCTGAGTTATTCTACCGTCAATACGTCAAGCCAAACCAACAAAGGTTAGATTCTATCTATACGCAATTCTTAAATGACATGGGAATTGCAGCGGACGTTGAAACACTACGTTTTGAACCCGTAGAAATTGACTATGTGGCTTTATTTGAAAAGGGCATCGTAGACAAGAACGAGGTAAGGCAAAAACTAGGCTTATCGGTTGTGGCAGAATTTGCCGAGGAAGATGACAGAGAAATGCAAATCTTTAAATTCTTCGGTGATGAAGAGACCTATTTTGAATTTGCAGACTTGACAGAAAAGGAGTTAAAAGTAATCGAAGTGGTAAACGAAAACCCAAAGGCAAGCCTTAAAGAAATCAGCGAAGTGACTAAAATAGCCGAGGAAGACATTGATAAGATTCTGCAAGTACTTGATCAAAAGGGCAAAATCAAATACACCTCCAAAGCAGTTAAAATCCTAGACGCGGATATTCTCAAACAAACTTTAGTAGTGAGATATAAATATGACCTAAGAGCCGATGCGCCTAAATTGGTATCGGGTGGCGAAAGTAGAGATTTCTGCAAAAAGTTAATTTCATTAGGCAGGGTTTACAGCCGCGAGGACATAGACAAAATGAGTACGGTGCTAGGTTATGATGTTTGGAAAAGAAGAGGCGGTTGGTATCACAATCCAAACACGGATGTAAATGAACCCGCTTGCCGTCACGAATGGAAACAAATAATAGTAAGGAGGAAAAATGCCTGAGTTTGCTTATATGATTGACGTGCAATGGGTGAAAGATAATTCGCCTATTGATGACAACGTAGACCCTAAACTGCTTCGCAATGCAATGCGTACCTCTCAGGACGTTTATATTAGGGACTTGATAGGCTCAGGGCTTTATGATGAGATTTTAACGCAGATTAACGCATCTACATTAAGTGCGAACAATCAGACGCTTATAAATCAATACATCGCGCCTTGCTTGCTACATTATATTATTTCGGAGGCAACCGTGCCAATGACTTTTAAATTCATGAACAAGTCAATTAGCACACGCACCTCTGACAACTCAAACCCGATAGACATAGACCAACTTACGACCATAGCCAACCACTATAAAAACAAAGCTGAGTATTACGCGAATAGATTGACAGCGCACTTAATGGAATATAGCACTACTTATCCACTTTATCTAAATGCGGGTAGCGGAATAGACACTATACACCCATCAAGTACTACGTTTTTTTCGGGTATTTACTTAGGGGAAACCAAATGCCGTGATTATGAAGAGCCTGAAGACTAAGAAGCAAATCAGAGACGAGCAAAAACTTAAAAAATTTCTAAGATTAAATGAACAGCCTAAATCGCTTAATACTTTCGCTAAGAACAGCGGGGGAAAATCATAAGCAAATACGCACTATTTTAGTGGGTGTTGAGGCTGACATTGACACTACGGGGGTAGATTATCCGTTAATGCGGATATTCCCAGATGGTTATAGGCTTTCTTCAGTAGATAGGTCTATTTCATACCGTTTTGCAATCGCGGTTATGGACAGGCATAAGGAAGATTTCACCGATGCGGTTGAGGTTTTATCCGACACTGGCTTAATTCTTCAAGACATTATGTCTACTTTACTTTATGTGTATAGAAGCGAATCTGTATCATGGGAGGTAAACGACAACGCAGCCCCTTTTTATGACGATAAGACTTCTATCGTAGCTGGGCATATAATAAACATTGAGGCTAAAATGAGATACGAGAGGGATTTTTGCTCAGTACCTTCCAACGGTTACGATTTCCCTTCAATAGATTTGGACATCTTGGTAATTGACGGGGGTTATTACAATTCAACATACATCACGCCTTTAATTGACGGGGGAATCTCATGAGTGGATACATAACAATAAAATTAAGACGCGGCACAGCTGCACAATGGACAGCATCAAATCCAATACTTGCAGAGGGTGAGATGGGTTTAGAAACCGATACACGAAAATTTAAAGTAGGAACGGGCGTAG